TTATGCCGAGTTACTTGCTGCTGAATACGCAGAAGCTGCGGCAACAATTCTGTCTAACGCACAACATGAGGTCGCAAACCTTACTGCCGATGATACGGCTGAAAGCACTGATGATTTAAAAGAAAAAACAGAGGCTGAAAAGACTGCTCTGGAAAATCTTCTTCCTGCCTTGAAAAATGCTACTGCGGCTACTGCGACATACAGTGCGGCTCAGGAGTTTGCAAATGAAGTAGAGAAGGCCGGCGAACGCGGCGTAGATCCTGCAAAACTAGAGGAAATCACGAATCGCACAAATACTCAGCTTTCTTTGCTGTACACCAATATGAATGCCGCTTTAAAGGGTGGGCAAGCATTAACAAATCAGTTGAATGGATTCGGCTCATCTTCTAAAAATGCTGGAAAATCATCTAGTACAACTTCTAAATCTGTTGCTGACCTGTCATCTGCTTTTGATACGTTAACAAAAGCGATGAAAGAATATAACCAGTATGGCTATATTAGTGCAGACACCATGAAGTCGTTAATCGGTGTTGATGATAAGTTTACTGCTTGCTTAACTGAGCAAAATGGAAAACTTGAGCTTAACACCGCAAAATTCCGCACTTTTGTCAGAGCGCAGCTTGAGGAAGCGAATGCAGCTAATGATGGTGGCAAGTCTGCTGGCGAGATGAAGAAGATTCTCGACTGGTTGAACTCTAGTGTCGATTCCGAAACCATTTCTTTTGAACAACTTACTGATGCCATCAAGGGCTACGGCACCGCGATGGATGAAGCCAAGGAAAAGACGGACGCTATAAAATCCGCATTTTCTGGATTGTATAATATTCAGCAAAAAATAAAGAATAGTCAATTCGGCGTTGGTGACCTTGACGCAACAGAAAGTAAGATAGAGTCTATCTTGCAACTGAGCAAGTTCTTTGGTGATAACAAGGATTTGATGGATAATCTCGTTGACAAAAACGGAAACATCAATCTTAACACCGAGGCATTTAAGAAAGCAACTCTTGATGAATTGGATAAGCGCATAAAAGCCGCAAACGAAACCGGTGGGGCAGCGGCTACTGCGCTTGCAAACTCGTTAAGTTCTGATAAGGCAAATATTGAAAGCGGCAAAATTTCTGTTAGTGATTATCTTGTTGGTCTTGGAACTGACCTTGAGCGTGTAAATACCGAGTTGGACAAATACCAAACTAATTGGAGCACGCTAAAAGATGCGATGGACGAGTGGAATACTACCGGCCAGCTGACACAGGATACTATGCAGAAGCTGCAGGAACTTCCTGAAGAATTCTCTAATCTACTTACTTATGATGAGGACGGAAACGCTAAAATCGACGTAAAGGCACTTCGCCAAAGTTACGTTGATAAACTGAGTGCGTTTGCAAAAGAGTTTGAAGGTAGTCCGATTGGTATTCAAGTTCAGGCAATGATTGATGATGTGCGTGAACCAACCCATGAAGAATATGTGAAGCTTGCAAAGAAGACTGCAACGTATCAGAAAGTCTTAGCACAATATACAAAGAAAATGTCTGCCATTGATTCTAACAAGAATCTATCAGAAGACGAAGCTCTCAAGCAAAAAGCCGAGGTTCAAAAGGAACTTGATGACGCTTTGGAAAAGGCTCTTCTCGAAGTTCAAGAGACCGACGCACAGGTTACAACAAAACTGAAAAAGCATTGGGATGGCGTCGAAAAGGTAATCGAGGAATTTAAGTCCGCTCTATCCGATGCAAAAGCTGTTCTGTCCTCTTTCCTTTCCCTTCTCTCCACTTTAAATGACAAATCTAACAATGACCTCAAGATTTGGGGCGATGTTATGAATAAAGTCATCGACAAGCGGATTAAGGCTCTGAACAAGCAGAAGGAAGCTCTAGAAGAAAACAACGAAGCTACCGAACGTGCAATTGAACTTTCCAAGGCACAGGACGCTCTCGCCCGCGCCCAGCAACAGCGCACGACCCGTGTGTACACTGAGAATGGTTACGAGTGGCAGGCAAACGCCGAAGATGTGCGTACTGCACGCGAAGACCTTGCGGATAAGCAGCGCGAGTGGAATAAAAAGGATGCTGAAAAGGCTATTGACGACCAGATCAAGAAGTACAATGAGTTCAAGGACAAGTTGTCTGAGGTCATGGATGATATCGGCAAGAGCTGGAAGGATTACCAAAAGGAACTTGAGTACACTGCGCAGATTCAGAAGATGACTCTATCTCAGATGGAGGGCTCACTAGACGGCTATCACAATAAGATCATTGCAAGTCTGAACACCGGTAGCGCGATCACTAGCATCCAGAATTTGATTATAAACCTTGAATCGCTTATTAACACGCTCACGAAGGTGAATAACCTGTATTCTTGGGCAAAAACTGGTGAGTACAAAGATCTCGGTACAAAAGGTCTGTGGAATACGATAAAAGGATTCTTCAATAAGGGAAAATCAGAGAATGTAAATAAATCCTTTAAAGACACCTTCAATGCCGCTAAAAAGGCATTCAATGCTGGTAAAAAACAGCTTACAGATACTGCAACTACTGGAGCAACAGATGTTATCAATGCAATGATCAACCAGATTAAAACCTCTGGAAACGGACTTATTGAAACATTTGGTGGCATCTGGGATAAAATTAAAGTTGGCGCTCAGAGCCTATTTAGAGGTTCTGGTTCTGGCGGCGGTATCATTTCCACGTTTGTGAATGGATTTAAGGCTATCGGCAATGCTGTTAGTAAGAGTAAAATTGGTTCCACGATTCTTGGTGGGATTGGTAAGGTTGGAACTACATTACTTAGTGGCGGAGGTAAGTTGCTTGCTGGTGCTGGAAAACTTATTGGTACAGCTGGAAGCGCCTTGGCTGCGGCTGGACCTTACGCAATTCCGATCGCTGCCGCTGCCGGACTTGGTATTTATGGCGGCATAAAGAGTGTAAAGCATCAAAAGGATATCTGGTCTAACAAAGAAGATGGTTTTGGCAAGAAGGCTGTAAAATCGATTGCGACTTTCTTCTGGGATTCTAGCCCTATTGGTATGATTGTAAATCTGTGCAAGGATATCTCTGGCAAGAGTAAAAAGACTGCTGAGAACACCAAGGATACAGCAGATAGTAGCTCTGAAACTGCTGAGAACACCAAACACAGCGCAACAAATCTCACAATTAACGCTACACAGATCGTATCTAAAGAAGAGAACAAAGTCACCGATGCAACTGACAAAAAGAATGACATAACCGGCAATGAAGACCAAACAGTCAAAACGGCTGCTACAACTCTTACTGGTGCTGGTCTGGGCGCAGCTGCGGGTATGGCAATAGGTGGACCAGCAGGAGCATTGATTGGTACTCTTTTAGGAGGTTTTGCTGGTTTCTTTTTTGGTCGTCACGCGAATGGTCTTAAATCTTCTAAAACGAATCATTTTGCAAACATTGACGAAAGAGGTTCAGAACTTATTGTCCGTAAGCCTGCTTCTGGACGTTATACATATCTTGAAACTGGTGACGGTGTGGTTCCTGCGGATATTACCTCTCGCCTGTTTGAGATGGGCGGCAATCCAGACAAGTGGTTCAGCGATCAATTGGCAAAACATAGTTCTGCTTCTATGGTGCAAAGCCGCGACGCTGGTGGTATTTCCCTGTCTATTGGTGATGTGAATGTGAACAATCCCGTTGGTGATAGCGATGCACTGGCTCGTGAGTTGGTAAATCGTCTGCCGAACAAGGTTGTACAGGAATTGAATAGACGTTAAACAGTACAATAAGCAAAAATAAATACGAAGTATACTTGGCTCAGGGTGGGTTGGGTAGGTTGAGATCGAGTATACATTTATAAAGGAGGGACGAGATGTCACAAAATAGTCAAGATGCAATCGACGTGTTGAGCAAAGTCATCGTAGATACGATTGAAAAGAAACTCAATGACGCAAAATTTGACAAATCGCAGACTGGCGTGGTAACTGCGGTGAGTGGGAATACATACACAATATCCGTGTTTGGAAGCCAGTATAACATTACCTCTGACCAGATTTACACGGTTGGACAGAGTGTGGTTGTGACTGCATTGCAGGGTGATATGAAGCGACTGGTATGTTCCCCCGATAATATTGGTACAATGAAAACAGTGGACAGCAAAGTCAACGTGGTTGGCAGTCAGCTGTCCATTATTGATACAGATTTTGCTGACACTATTGTTAAATACACGGATGTCAGTGAATTTTTAACGCTGAAAGATCAGGTAGACGGACAACTCAGCTTATGGTTCTACAGTGGTGTACCATCTACTGATACAGCTCCGACAGTAAATTGGGTAACGGAGGATGCAAAGAGACTGCACATTGGCGACCTTTATTATGACATGAAGGCTGATGATGCGTATAGGTGGACGGACACTTTTATATGGGAGGCTCTTAGTGACAAGAATTTATTGAAAGTTTTGAGAGCTGCGAGCCTTGAAAACGATACAGCAAATGGATCAAGACGTGTTTTTTTCACAACGCCTTCAACCCCATATAGCCGTGGTGATATCTGGGCAAGTAGTTCTGGTGATAATAAAGTTCTTGTATGTCAGACAGCGCGTCCTACAACTGAAAGCTTTAGTCGGACTGACTGGGCTGTGGCGCTAAAATACACGGATGATACAAAAGCAAACGAGGCACTGGATGCCGCTGGCAAAATAGATGGTGACCTTGTAAGCTTTAAAACGGAATATAATTCTGATTTGGAGAGTACAAAGCAGCAGATTGAAGCCCGCGTAACCACTAAAAAATACAACGAGGACATGAGCGGGCTAAATACAAGAATTTCGCTGACAGAATCTAAAATTTCAAAAAACGAGAATGCCATCGTACTGTGTGCCACAAAAACTGAAGCTCAAAAGTATGCGGATACTGCAGAACTGAACGCAAATAAAAAGCTCGAAGAGCACATCAAAACAGCAACTGAAAGCATTGATTCAAAGGTGGCTAAGACAGATTATACTGGAAAAAACATTGCTACTTTGATAAACCAGAGTACAAATACTGTAAAAATCAAGGCGACAAAGCTTAACTTGACTGGTGCTATATCTGTTGACAAAAATGGTAAAGTGGCGCTTGATTCCACCTCTGTAAACAACAGCCTTACGCAAGTTTCTGGGGATAAAATCACCACTGATACTATTACTGTGGACAAGTTGAAGGCTGGGCAGATTTTCCAGCTATTATGGAAGAACGATTCAAAAGATGCATACTCTGCTGTTGGCGAAGAGAACAAGTTGACTTTTGAAGCGGACAGCGATTATTCAGAATATATTTTTATTTTCCGTGGCTACAAAGAGAGAGAAGTTGTTGAGATTGATTCAGAGAGTGCTGCAACAAAACGGGTGCTCGAATATTTGAGCAAAGTTTCTGTTATTGTGTCGAAACCAGTCGCAGGTGAATGGAGTGGTGCAGAATATCATTGCGCCACTATGAATACGCCGAAGCTGTGTATGATTTATGATTTGAGCGCTGGCGACAATTCTACTCCAAATGTATCATACAATTCTGACACAAGTATAAAAAGTGCTTTCCGTCCGTTCTATGTAAAAGCATATGAAAAGAATAATAAATATTGCACTGAAATTACATTCTTTGACGCACAAAGCTCTGGTGAGACGGCCATTACAACAAATAACGATTTGATTATTCCATGTGAGATATATGGCGTAAAATAAGGAGGTGTTAAATTGGCGAAACCGATAATTTCAAATTTTTCTGTGATAGACGCTACACGGGAAAATATCGTGCGGTACACATGTTACGATGACACGATCAATGAAGTGGAGTATATTATCTATGACAACGCCTCCGGCAATATTATTGTTGACCAGACAGTGAAAACCAGTGGTTCATCTTCTGTGCGTATGTTTATGCTGCCAGCGAACCTTGTACATAACAGACTACTCCCCTACTATCTTAAAATTGCAGTAACAAATCAGAGCGGCAAGAAAAGCGATTTTAGCGATGCCGTTCTTTTTTATTGCCATGAAAAACCGGTGTTAAAGTTTGTTGATGTGGAAGCACGCGCTGAAAAGACAATTCCCTTCCCTGCTTTTTCTTTTAATGTCGAGTATAAAAACATCGAAGAAGAGGGCGAGACACTGAATCTTTATAAATATCAGCTTTATGATTCAGACAAGACTTTACTACATGAGGAGATATATCACGGCTCTATTTCACATGCGTTCAATGTAGAAAGCCTTGATAATAATAAGGTGTACTATGTGCGAGCGGTTGGAGAAACTGTAAATGGATATGTTCTGGACACGGATTTTTGCGTATTCAAAATTGAGTATGACGGACAACTGCAGAAACTTGAAATTGTGGCAGAGAATGAAAAAAGAGAAGGTAGAATCAAGCTCACTGTTACAAAAAGCGCAGACGAGCCTAATAATTTTGATTCTATTCGCGTAAAGCGTAGAGAGGTTGGCAAGTACGACTGGATTACGATTTATGAAAAGAAGATCACAAGTTCCGTTGAGCCTATTTTGATTGTATGCTATGACAAATTCGCACGTGGCAGGAAAACGAAGTATCAGTATATGGCAGTTCCTGTTGTGGATGAAATTGAACAAGTGTACACATCTACAAGTGCCGTAAGCGATTTTGACGGAGCATGGCTAATGGATAAAGACATATCATATTATGTTGGTCTTGAGCCAGCTGTCACGAATATTACGCGCAATCAAGAAGCGTCTGTGGAGACGACATTGGGAAGCAAGTACCCCATCGTATTCTATGGTAGTGAGGCAAATTATTATAGCGGCAACTTCTCTGGTGTTATTATCAAGTGGGATCGTGCCAATGATGCGTTTGATTTTGATGGGTCTATTGACTATCGGGAGACTTTTATCAATTGGCTAACGAACAAAAAGCCAAAAGTATTGAAGATGTACGATGGCCGCGCATGGCTGATGAACGTAAATGGAAACGTTTCTTACTCAGATGATGAACACCCGGATAAGGTGGAAATCTCGTTTGATTTTGTAGAAACTGGCGATTTGAATAGCAGCGATGACATGAAGAACGCTGGTTTGATTTAAGGAGGTGGGCCATGACTTACTTACCTACAGAAGAAGATCTGGCCTTACTGAAAAGCCGGTCAAAAAGATTATATTGTCGTATTGAACTGCTGAATAAAGACTACCAGATTATTGATACGATCGAAGGACTTGCGTTAAGTGGTTCTAACTCGATTGACGCAGACTCAGATACACGGCGCACTTTTAATCTTGATATCTTCCCGAAGAGTGGATTCTCTATTTCTCAGTTCTCCACAGAGGAGTGGACGAGCAAGATGCTGCGCTTACAGATTGGTATGAAAGCTCCAACAAGTATGCCGCTTGTTGGGGCGGACGCGGTAAGAATACCAGAAGAAGAGATCGATGCAAAAATCAAAAATAGTGCGATATACAAAGAAAAGGACACAGAGTTAAGGCAAGCAAAGTGGAGATATAAGGTTGGCGGTTATGAACAGTATGGCAATATCGAAAATATAAACCGTAAGCGTATTATTTGGACAGATGAAAATAAAGAGAAATATGCATCTTTTGTGAAAGAGCAAGGAGATGTTGGAACATATTCGACCGTTGTTGCATCTTCAGATGGTTATACAACAAATGGCAAGACGTATGAGATTGCATACACTCCACTACTGATAGGCGGAGGAGATGTTGTTATTCCGCTGCTGAATGCAGATATCAGGTCTTATATTGAAGTGATTTTCAATGCAGCTTGTGATGCAGTTCAAAGAGATGGTTCAACTTTACAAAGTAAAATACTTGAACTTGATAGTTTTGGTGTTGACTGTACGATTTATGGGAAAACAATACGTGTAAAGAATATGATTGCTGCTGTAGAGGGTGGTATCGCAGCAGGAAGGATATTATCTGCAGCCGATGTTGCAGCGATTGCTGGCTGTACCAAAGAAGAGCTTGATAAATATTTCCATGACACAAGTGTATTTGTTGGCTATTCAATGCACGATATTCAAGGAACGATATGGGAATTGAAAGATGGTTTAACTCAGATATATAACTTCTATCACGCTTTATACTCTGGTGAGGCTGAAATACGAACTGGCACGAACTTTGTGGATACAGATGGTGTACACTGGTATGGCGCTGGCGTATATGCAATACAGCAAAATGGATACAGTTATGATGCCACAACGAACAAACTAAGCCTTTCTTGCCTTGATATGACCTGTTTGCTTGACGGCACGCTTGGTGGAACACTGACCGGATACGCAACGCGCATTCCGATGTATGACCGCAAGCTCGTGGTTAAGGATGGGGTCAACTATTACGAAGATGACAAAAAGAAGCCGCACTATGTTCGCGATTCCATTAAGGAGACATTTGAACTTTCAGGACTGACAAAGAGTATGGTAGATTACTGGGTGCGGCGAATTCCGCACGACCTAGAATATAATACTGGCACGACCATCTGGAACATTTTGACGGAGTTGAGAGACCTCCACTTTCCTTTCGAGATGTATTTTGACGACGATACTTTTGTGTGCAAAGAAATTCCATCTGGCTACGACGACCCCGTTGTTCTGGACGAGGATACATTTAAGAGTATGGTTATCAGCGAAGATGCCAGCGTCGATTACGGTCAGATCCATAACTGTGTAGAGGTATGGGGTGCATCAAACTCCAGCGACTATTTCTGTAAGGATTTCTGTAAGGATAAACTTGAAAAAAATGACCCAGACGGTACTGGCGAGGTCGTGTATTGTAAAAAAGGAACAAAAGAATGGAATGATGTTGTTACACTGCTTAAAGATAATAAATTGAATATGAGCTACAACATGAACCCAAATGATACCGGCGCGTCTATTTTATTGTTAAAATTAAAACAAGCAAGTATTCAGGACGGTACAAGATTTTCGTTTATTTGCCCAGAAGATATTGCGATAAATGCAAGAATCTGTGTTGAGAACCTTGTTACGACAATCAAAACGAATCCGACTGGGGCAGGACAGTATCGGGAAACAACGCGCGCAGTGTATGGACCTATGATGTTGTTTAAGGCTGTTACCAACGAAAAAGGAGAGGACGAACCAGAAGATACCTCTCTACTAAGGAAAGGCCGTTATTACGTCATAAAATATGGCGAGCATTGGCTAAATCAGGCAACTGATGGTGCATTTACATATAAGTTCAACGCACTTACAGGCAAATACGAAAAAGAACAGCGTGATCCACAGGTGCGCTATTACCCGAAACAAATCTATAATCCATCCACGAAAAATTATGACACCGTGTATGTGAAGTATAACCCAGCAACGAATACAGAGATCCAGATATCAGACCCTGCTCTTCTTATTGAGAGCCGGGTCTATTTTATTGGTCAGTCTCAGTCTCATGCTATGACGAAGTTTGTGGATGCAATGCCGACCGCAAAACAAATTGAGGCAGACAAGATTGCGGAGGCATGTGACAACCTTGAGTATGTTGTCGTAAATGACCCAAACCGCATTGATGACTTGTACAATAGTCGGTTGACGATTGATAAAATCGGGCGAAGAAACCTTGTGTGCTCGGGTAGTGAGTTTGACGGATATACATCGGACGAATCAGCCATGACTGTATGCAAATACACGCTATGGAAAAATTGCCGGCTGACGGATTCCATCACGTTGAGTATGCACATGATCCCGTGGCTTGATGTGAATGAAAAGGTAAAATACGCAGCGAAGTACCTGAAGTCTGATATTGCAGTTGAGTGGATTATTAAAAAGATAGATAAAAACATTGGAGAAGGCACAATGAATGTTACATTGAGCCGCTATTACCCGTATTATCCCTATATCACTTATGAGAATGTCCTCAAAGAAAAATATATCGATAATAAGAAAGATACTTAATGAGAGGAGTGAGTAGATGGCATTATCATTTGAAGAATCCAAACGTATGGTCGCTGCAAGCCCCGCAATGACGATGGAGGCTTCCATAGAAGATGCTCGTCCAGTGGTTGATTGTGATGAGGATGTGGCAATCTTCTCTGTGGAAGACCAGAATTTCACCAGAAGTGGCAACTATACGTGGTTTGATACCTTCTCGGACAATGATTTTTCTACGGTTGATACCAATAAAGAAATCACACTGAGTCCGACTCAGGTAAATATCACACAGGAAAACAACAGTCAGGTCATTCCGTTTGAGATGCCGCGTTATTATGATGGTGTTGACCTGATGAGCATGACGATTCAGATCCACTATGTTAACGCTAATAATGCTGAGAACTATACCGCACCCATCAACGTGAGCTATAGTACTGATAAGATCCGGTTTTACTGGATGGTCAGCAACTATGCCACCATCAAAGAGGGTGTACTGAAGTTTGAAATTATGGCGACTGGTGCAATTACTGTACCGAGCAGTGGTGAATCGAAGAATTATCTATGGCGCACAAAGCCGAACGAAAAACTGAATGTTTTGAAATCGCTTACCGGCACCGCAATGACCGATCCGACTGGCGATGACTGGTATACTCAGTTCTTAGCTACGATGAGCCAGAAGGTTGGTGAGGCACAGACTGCTGCAACTCAGGCTGCACAGAGCGCACAAGAAGCACAGGCTGTCGTAGACGGTCTGGCCGACACACTGGCAAGCTACTACACTAAAGAAGAGGTTGATGGTTTTGTTACTCTGCTTCGGGGTGATATCGCCAAGGTTGATGGTCTAGCAAAGTTTGATGTGCAGTATGATGCTGAAACACAGACGATTAAGTTCCTGAATGGCGAAAAGATTATTAAAACCATCACACTGAACACTGACCCGAGTGCTGATTGGGTAACCGCTTTTAATAAAACCGTTGAAGCAAAAATAGACGAAAAGATTGCACCAGTTAAGACCGAACTGACCGAGTATAAGACCAGCAACGATGCTGCCGTAAAGAATCTGCAGGATAGCGTTGGTAACTTGCCTGAGACCTTGCAAAGTGATTATTACAACAAACAGGCAACCAACAAGCTGTTAGAAGCAAAGGCTGAAAAAACCAGCGTTGAGACCGTGGCAAATGATTTGACTGTGGTAAAAAATACTGCTTCCGGTTTGCAGAATAGTATTGACACTATCAATGGCGATATTTCTGAAATTCAGGAGCAGTTGAAAAATGTGAAGCCTGACCCGAATTCTGGGCGTGAGTATGATATTACTTACGAGGATTCAAAGCTGAGCCTGTTGGAAAATGGCACTGTGAAAACACAAGTTGTCATCCAAGGTGGTGGAGGCGGTGGCACTGGCGGCAGTACAAGTGTTATCAAGATCGAGCGTCTGGATGGCTCTGCGCTAACTGTGATTGCTGGTGACTCAGCTATTATCAATTTCAAGTTCTCTTCTGTGGACAATTCTGGCGATGACACTGGTTCTGCTACTGGCGTCTGGTATGTCGGCAATACAAAAGTTGGCACGCAGACCGTTATCCAGGGAAAGAACAGCTTTGACGCAACCCAGTATCTGCACAGCGGTGACAATACTGTTAAGCTACAGGTGACCGATAGCGTGGGCAGTGTTGGTACAAAGACTTGGACTGTCAATGTTGTTGAGTTCTATCTGGAGAGTTCTTTTGATGATACGCTGGTTTATAGTGGAGAGGTAACCTTCCGCTACACTCCGTATGGCAATATTGCAAAAACTATCAACTTTACGATTGATGGAAAGATTCTTGGCTCTACCACAAGCAGCGTTACCGGCAGACAGCTGACTTATGCTATTCCTGCACAGACCCACGGCGCACATTTGGTAGAAGTTTCTATGACTGCTGAAATCAATGGGAAACAGGTCACCAGCAATAAGGTTGTCAAAGATATCATGTGGGTAACTGAAGGCAATACAACTCCTATTATCAGCTGCGCCACAAAGACAGCAAGTGCAAAACAGTACAGCAACGTTGCAATCAACTATACCGTTTATGATCCTTCCAGCTCTACAACCACTGTAACTCTTGAGGTTGACGGCGCTAAGACTGCCACTCTGACTGTCGGACGTACTATGCAGACATGGACATGGAAATCCGCTGATATTGGCACTCATACGTTGAAAATCGTATGCGGCTCCGTGAGCAAGGAGATTAGTGTCGAGATCAAAGAGCTTGGTATTACGATTGAGCCAGTTAAGACAAATCTGGCTTTTGATTTTAACCCTGCTGGCAAGACTAACGCTGACGAGACCCGCTTGTGGTCTGATGGCAATACAAGGCTGACTGTAAGCGATAATTTTGACTGGTCTAACGGTGGCTATCAGCTGGACGAAGATGGTGATACCTACTTCTGTGTGAAGGCTGGTACAACTGCAAATATCAGTTATAAGTTGTTTGGTGATGACGCAAAGAAGTTGGGCAAGAACTTTAAGCTTGTGTTTAAGACTACGAATGTCAAGAACTACGATGCTACGGCACTGACCTGCTTGAACGGTGGTATCGGTTTGAATATTCAGGCGCAGAAGGTCACATTGACCAGTGAGCAGAATAGCATCGACCTACCAACTTGTGAAGACGACTTTATGGAATTTGAATTTAATATTCTGCCAGACAGTCAGTACAAGGAAATGGTTCTATGGTTGGATGGTATTCCCTGTCGTGTTGAGCTGTATGACGCAAGCGACAACTTTACACAGGCTTCTCCGGTAGGCATTACGATTGGTTCTCCTGATTGTGACGTGCAGGTTTACCGTATGAAGTCCTACATGATGAACCTGACGGACGACGAGATCCTCGACAACTTTATTGCAGACGCAAAGAATGCAGAGGAAATGATTGAGCGCTACACCCGCAATGATATTACGGATGTGAGCGGCGAACTGAATCCTGACCTACTGGCTGAGAAGTGCCCAGACCTGCGCATTATCAAGATCTCTGCTCCGACCTTTACGACTGGCAAAAAGAACGAAGTTCCGAACACAACTATTCAGCACATTTATAAGAATGGTCGCGCTGTGGAAGACAACTGGATCGCCACTGGTTCACATAAGGGACAGGGCACTAGTTCTAATGCATACGGTGAATCTGGTCGTAATATTGATATCAACTGCTCTGGTGGTTTCACCTTTGGTGATGAGAGCACCGGCAGTAAGTATGCATTTACAGAAAACAGCGTTGGTGAGAAGTATTTTAACATCAAAGTCAATGTTGCTTCTTCTGAGAATGCAAATAATGCTCTGCTGGCAGACGAGTTTAACGAGTTCAATCCGTACATTCGTCAAGCTCGCAAGGACAATCCGAAGGTACGCGACACCATGGCATTCTACCCCTGTGTCGTTTTTATTCAGGAGACTGACACCACAAACGCGACTGTCTTCAAGGATGGTCAGTGGCATTTCTATGCTTGCGGCGATTTTGGTAATTCAAAGAAGAATAGTGACACAATGGGTATGGACCCGAACAATCACAAGGAAGTTATCATTGAAATTGATAATAACACCGATGCACAGACCCGTTTCCTGAGCGGCGACTTCTCTGAGGAAACTTGGGATGGCGACCACAGCTTTGAGTTCCGTTACATCAATAAGAATTGTACCAAGGAAGAGATTCAGGCAGCTAAAGATGCATGGATTCGCGTGCAAAACTGGGTTGTGAATGCAGATGATGCTGAATTCAAGAAGAACTTTGAGAATTACTTTATCAAGGATTCTGCCCTGTTCCACTATCTATTTACTGAGCGTCATACTATGGTCGATAACCGTGCAAAGAACGTATTCCCGCACACGACTGACCTTGTGCACTGGGATTTCTGTTTTGACTACGATAACGACACTGCAATGGGCAACGATAACGAGGGTGGTCTGACCCTGAGCTACGGCTATGAGGATATGGACACCGTCGGCACAAAAAGCGTGTTTAACGCACATGACTCTAAGCTGTGGTGTAAGATTCGTGACCTGTTTGCAGACGATCTTGCAAAGATGTTCCTGAACCGTGAGAGTGCTTTGGCATGGAGTGCTACTCGTATTTTGAAAAAGTTCGAGGATTATCAGGATGTAAAACCTGAAAAGTTGTGGATTATGGATATGCGGCGCAAATATTTCCGTACTTATGAGGACAATGGCACAACTAGCTATTTGCCTATGATGCACGGCAATAAACGCCACCAGAGACGTCAATTCCAGCGTTATCAGGAAAAATACATGGCATCTAAGTATACGGGTGCTGCTTGTACCTCTGACGATATGACCATTCGTGGTTATACTCCGACCAACTGGACAGGTGTGAAACCCGATGGCACTTTCCATATTGTCCCCTATGCCGACACTTATGTCTCTGTACGGTATGGTTCTAACCCTGTGAAGGTGCGTGGTAAGCGCGGTCAGACTTACGAGATTCAGTGCCCGATTGCAGCCATGAATGATACCGAAGTTTATGTTTACAACGCTTCTATCATCCAGAGCATTGGCGATATTTCTGGTTTCTATCCCGGCTATGTTGATTTCAGCCACGGCGTAAAATTGACTGACCTGAAGATTGGTTCTGCCGCCGAGGGCTACAAGAATACGAATCTGACTGACTTTGCAGTTGGCAACAATACACTGCTTGAGCATTTGAACCTGCAGAATGTGCCGAACCTGAAAAAGTCCATCAGTCTGACTGGCTGTACAAATCTAGAAGAGTTCTATGCTGGCGGCTCTGGTATTACCGGTGTCGCGTTTGCTAAGGGCGGCAAGATTCGAAAAGCTGAATTGCCTGCGATCGCAAGTCTGAGTGCTAAGAACCTGAATTATCTGACCGACCTGAAGATTACAGATTATAAGAATATCACCACTCTGACAGTTGAGAATTGTCCAACTATCGACTTGATTGGAATGCTGACAAAGTGCACGAGTTTGAGTCGTGTGCGTCTGACCGGCGTTGATTGGCAGTTGGATGATACTTCCCTACTGGATCGTCTGCTGAAGATGACCGGCTTGGATGAAAACGGATATAATACTGACCATTCTGTTATTGAGGGTAGTGTCCACGTACCTATCATGCGTGAGCGTCAGTTGGCAGAGTTTACGGCACAGTGGCCTGATTTGAATATCACTTATAACACTCTTGTTCAGCAGTTTAAGTGGACGTTCGTAAATAAGGACGGTACGGTACTTGATGAACAGTACATTGATAAGGGTGATAAGGCCGTTGATCCTGTTACACGTAAAGAGAACCCGATTCCGACACCTACTGCCGAGAGTACGATTTCTACGGACTTTACTTTCAGTGGATGGGATACCGAGTTTACGACTGTTTTCAGTAATCAGACCGTCACTGCAATTTATACCGAATCTGTGCGTAAGTACACTGTCCGCTATATGAACCGTGGCGCTGTGTTGAAGGAAACTGTTGCTCTGTATGGCTCTATGGTGCTGTATGACGGCGATACTCCGACTTACACCTCTGAGGAAACTGCTTTTAAGTATTACCTGTTCAGTGGCTGGGATAAAGGCGGTTACGTCACCGGCGATAAGGATATCAATGCTGTTTATGATAGCTGCGAGTATTCTTCTACCTACTTTGATGGTAAGGAAATCGGTCAGCTTCGTCCTGTTGAAATCTATGCGATGAACAAGGTTGGAATTGAGCAGAATGTTGCCACGCCAAAGGATGAAGTTTCCATCAAGCTTGGAAACGATTTTTCTTATGAGGACATCACTGAAAAGATTCTTATTAGTAAACCGCAGGTGTTTGATGGCAAAAACTACATTGATACCGACCTCAAGCTGTTTGAAGAGGATAGAGATTTTGTGCTGGCTGTTGACTACAAGATGGATGTCACAAATGCAAATAACACTGTTTTAATGCAGTGCTTTGAGCAAAACGGTATGAATGGTATCCGTCTGTGGAACTCAACTGGCGTCAAGATGACTTGGGGTATCGACTCTGCAAATGGCGTTGCTGCCGGTTCTCGCGATATGACTGTTATCCGGCATATTAAGGGCGATAACGGACTGTATGTCTATTCCTCTAATATCTATGGTTCTGCACTGAATTACACAAAGATCACTCGCACCCGTTCAACAAAGACGAATGCCACTCTGGTATTTGGATGTGCAAAAGCAGACGATGGTGCTTACGAGCGCCATGCTAAAGGTACGGTTTATTGGTCTAAGCTTTGGTACGCAGACCTTGGTGATGCTGCTTGTCGCGAATTGGCCGCATGGACACACGATGATTTGATCGTTGAGGTGGCAAGCTTTAAGAACTACTACCTGAGCGATAATTCCAACAAGCGTTGTTCCATGACATTCTTGCAGAAAGACACTTTAGGTCAGGACATGATACTGAGTTCTGCTGCAAATAATGCTGGCGGTTGGGGCAGCACTTCTCTGCGTGAATATCTTGACTCTCGTCTGGTTGATGCTTTGCCGATTAGTTGGAAACAGCTGATTAAGAAGGTCAAAGTGCCGAGTTCTGCCGGAAATAAGAGCAAGGAAATTGTGACCTCGGATTGTTATTTCTTCATTCCATCTGCGATTGAAGTAAGCTCTTCGATGATTGACGAGCCTTACGTTTACGAAGGTCAAACAATCAGCTACATGACCGGCAATGAATCACGCATCAAGCACAACGCAGAGGGCAAGGCAACAAAGTATTGGCTGCGCAGCCCGTTTGCGACCTATGATGGATACTTCTATGCAATTGAGGAGACTGGTGAGCTGTATGGCTTCCATTATCCCTCTGAGCAGCTAGGAGTAACCGTGATGTTCAGCATTTAAGGAGGTGTTGAGAGTGTATTATAAGGTACTTAAAGACGGTCGAGTGATCGATGCTCTTGACCGCCTTCAGTTTGTAAAGTATCAGCCCAAGCACGATATTATGGTGAATTGCACCGAGGATGATGCACAGGGTATTATCAGCAGCAACGGTAAGTATATCTGGCACGTTGAAGGCTATTACCTGATTCCGTCCCCGGAATATGACACTGTAACGCTTGAGCCGATTGACAAATACGAATATAACCAAATCAAAGCCTTGGGAGGTACAACTCCTGATGCCATTATTGATGCTTATACGTTGACGTTAATTCAAGGAGGTCTACTGTGATGGAGAAGATTTTCACTGAGTTCGTCGAGAGTATGCACCGACTCTATAAAAATGGAATGGTACAGGACAAATTTGTGGAGAACTTGCTTGAGGGCAAGAAGATCTCATTGGATGATTACCTGTACATCGTGAACGGAAAGGAGGTGTGATATGTATACTTTTTTAATTAACGAGGATAACACTATCACAGCGAGTCTGACTGAGCGTATCATGCAGCGGAGCAAGCTAGTGGATAATTTGCACTTTCTTGCCGACCAGACCTATAAAGGTGTAGATATTAGTGACTATACAGTTATGCTGGAGTACGTTTTGCCTGTGAGCAAACGCTATAAAACTGAAATTCTACAAAAGTCAAAAGACTTGTACAAGAACCGGTTGGAATATCTTCTGCCCTTTGATACGAGTCTGACTAGTGAGGCTGGCGACATTGAGTTCCAGCTGACCTTTATTCATGTCGAGATGGACTCTGAAGGACAGACGATTCAGCGCGTGCGTAAGGCTGGCCCCGGCGTTGTACATATTATTCCTATCAGCAAGTGGTCTGATTTGATTCCCGATGAAGCACTGAGCACGCTCGACCAGCGTATTATCGCACTGGAGGCTCTGAACAAGGCGATGACTGACCGCTTCAACACTAGTCTGGCTAACAAGGCTGATAACATCACTTACGATGAAGAGCATCGTATTCAGCTTACCTCCGAGGGCAAACCCATTGGTAACGCTATTAAGATTACGACTGAAACTGTGGAAACTGAAGATGGTAGTATGCGTGTTGTCCCATTCTAACCATCGTTTAAAGCGAGGTGAAAAGAATGGCATACAAATACTCGAAGCTTGGTTACGGTAACGCAGAAGACGTAGAAGCCGCGATTGCGCTTGGGTTGATTGATGGCAAAGACATTATTATCACAAAAGATACATCAGAATTCATATACGTCCGGGACGACTTATCTATTCAAAAGGTAGCGCCTCGGACGCTTTGTTTTGATAGTATTCCGGCGGCAAATGAGGCAATCAACCAGAATGACGCGACTTATGCAGGTCAGACCGTAATGATACGAGGCAAAGACGATAAATATGAACCGTGGGTCGTGCAGCAAAGCGCGGAGTCAGGGCGGTTCTTCGTCGAGCCTTTTCAAACTCAATCTACAAATTTCCAATGGACTGAATTCTAATAAGGAGGAAAAATATGGCACAAGTAAAATTTGCGTATGGTACGAAAGCACGGTACGATGCCCTCGCTCCAAAAGACATGGACACACTGTACTTCACGACCGATACGTTGCAACTGTTTAAGGGTACAACTGAGTACACCAAGAGCACTAAGATGGTGTCTTCCCTGCCCGCAGCTGGTCAGGTTCAGGGCATTATTTATTTCCGCATGACAGACTACACCATGCATATTTGGAATGGCGTGGAGTTCGTACAGCTGAATAAAACAACTGTTACTCAGATTCCGGCAGATGCTACCAACGATGATATTCCGACCACTAAGGCTGTCGCTGACTATGTTAATGCCAAGGTTGCAGCGGTGGAAGGTATTAAAGGTAAGTTCGTTACAGATGTTACCTACGATGCTGGCGTTTTGAGTGTGGCAAAGGGTGACGAACCTGTTACCACCACCCTGACCGGTGTTATCCATGAGCCTACTTATGATGCAGAAACTCGCACTATCAAGCTGCCTGTATTTGGCGGCGACACCCTGACGATTGCGCTTGGCAAGGACTTAGTTGTTACTAGCGGAACTTACAATACAAAAGATAAAAATATTGAGCTGACCATTACTAGTGGTGATGTAATTAAGATTCCTGTTGGCTCTCTGATTGATATTTATGTTGGTGTTGCAACTTCTACTGCAACCGTGACCGTTTCTGACGACAATAAAATCAGTGTCGCTGTGCGCGTATCTGCAAAAGCCAATAACTCTATCACAATTGAAGATGATGGCTTGTATGTAGCTGTGCCTGATGCTTATACCAAGGCTGAGACTGACGCAAAGATCAAGAAGGTGCAAGACCAGCTAGACGGTCATTCCAAGGATGCCGTGGTGCACATTACCGCCGAAGAGCGCAACACTTGGAATGCAAAGGTATCTCAGGATGAGCTGACCGCCGCGAAATCAGAAGTAATTTCTGCCGCTGCTGCTGATGCTACTAAAAAGGCGGATGCCGCTCGCGATACTGCTAAAACCTATGCAGATGGTCTGAATACTGCTATGGATAATCGTGTCAAGAGTGTCGAAGGTGCTCTGACTTGGAAGGCTATTGATGATTCCGGCGCAAACGCTGAGACATAATAATCTAACATAAATCCCTACACTCCATTACAGAGTGCAGGGTTATTTTTATCGAAAAGGAGTTTCATGATGTCAAAATTATCACTTTTAGAGATTGCACAATCTCAACTCGACAAGACTCCAGTGATCGACGGACAGCTTATTGTCTGCCTTGACACCGGAAACGCCTATCGAGACACTGCTACGGCTCACGTAAAAATCGGAAGCGATTTAGAGGTTGTGAGCGACTTACCATTGGCTCCTCTAGCCGAAAAAATCTATTATCTGAAACCTGATAAGCTGTATGCGTACTTGGGCGGCAACTGGACACTGTTAAACGACAACAATTTCTCACTAGGTGCAAATAAGAGCGCACTTAATGGCAAAGCAAAAATTACGTTGGATGGTGCAAAACAAAGTTCTGTATCCATCAAGGGCACGGGTATCACCACCGTTATGACAGATGAGAATGGCGAGTTGGTTGTGAATACTGGCGATCCATCTATGTACATGGAGGCTTTAACGAATTCAGATATAGACAAGATACTTTCAACATAAAGGAGGAAACACATGGCTTGGTTAGATTATGACGGCCTGCTTTACTTCTGGCAAAAGATAAAGGCAAAGCTAAATGACAAGGTTGATAAAGTCGAAGGCAAGGGGCTGTCCTCCAACGATTTTACTGCCGCCGAAAAGAATAAGCTGGCTGGTATCGAGGCTGGCGCAAACAATTATTCTCACCCGACAAGTTCTGGTAATAAGCATATTCCGTCTGGTGGTTCTGCTGGTCAGATTCTGCGTTGGAGTAAAGATGGTGAAGCACAGTGGGGCGCTGATAATAACACAACTTATAGCGCATTTAAGGGTGCAACTAGTGCCGCAGCCGGCGGCTCAGGTCTTGTCCCCGCCCCTGCTGCTAATAATGCTGGTCAGTTTTTGAAGGGCGATGGTACATGGGCAACCCCATTAAATACAACCTATAACAACGCAACCTCTGGATCTGCTGGCTTGATGAGCGCCGGAGATAAAGCAAAGTTGGATGGTATTGCCGCAAACGCAAACAACTATTCACACCCGACTTCTGCTGGTAATAAACATATTCCGGCTGGCGGTCAGTCTGGTCAAATTCTAAGATGGAGTGGTGATGGTTCTGCTACTTGGGGACCCGACTATAATACCACCTATTCTGATTTTAAGGCTGCTACTGCTTCGGCTGCGGGTGGTTCTGGTCTGGTTCCAGCTCCGGCAGCTGGCAAGCAGGGTCAATATCTGCGTGGCGATGGTATTTGGGCTACTCCAACCAATACAACATACAATGACGCAACACAGAGCGTCCACGGCTTAATGAGTACCTCTGACAAGAAGAAACTGGATGGATTTGGTGCTGCAAGCACTTATGCCCTGAAGAGCGATATCACGGCAATGTATCGTTACAAGGGTTCCGTTGCTTCTACGGACAAGCTACCAACGAGCGGTCAGACCATTGGTGATGTGTATGACGTTGGCAACGGTATGAACTATGCATGGAATGGCTCTAACTGGGACGCACTTGGCGAAATTTTTACTATTACAAAGATTACAAATACTGAAATCGACACTGTTTTGGCAAGCTGATTTCAGTTCTTACTGAGACAGGAGGTCGATTATGGGATATTTAGATTATGCTGGCTTACAGTATCTGTGGGGTAAGCTGAAAGAAAAGTTCGCTTCGAAAAGTCACAGCCACGATGATAGATACTATACCGAGGCCGAAATGGATGGCAAGCTAAACAGCAAGGTGAACAATAACGAAGCTGGAGCGAATGGTTTGTTTTCTAAGCTGACTACATCTTGGACTGCTACTCCTACCGACAATACTTATTTTATTCGACAGGATACTGGCGGCGGAAATGAGTTTGGGCGTGTGAAGTTTTCTACCTTGTGGAATTATATCAAGGGTAAGACGGACGGCGTATATCAACCAAAGGGCAGTTATGCTGCGAGCGGACATACTCACGACGATCGCTATTATACCGAGACGGAGATAAATGCTAAACTTGATGGTAAATCAAATACTGGGCATACCCACGATGATCGTTATTACACGGAAAGTGAGATCGACTCGAAATTAAGCGGAAAAGCAAATTCAAATCATTCTCATTATAGTATCACAACGGTAGCAGACAACCGAAATACTAACACAACGCCGAATGATTATAGAAATACGTTCACTTTCCAAGGATTAAAATATAATAGCAAAATCAACTCTCCGTCTTCTGATACATATTCGTACCTATTAGGTCTTCGTGGATGGAGTGATTCGTCTGGTGGTAATTCACACGAATTAGCATTCAACAACACCGGCGTTTATTGGAGAAATGGCTCAACGGAATGGAATGGATGGAATCGACTTTATACTGAAAACTACCACCCAAATGCCGACCATGCAAGCTCAGCTGATTATGCAACGAATGCAGGAAGTGCAAATGGAGTGGCACCCGAATGGAGCGGTTCTGTTGATTTAAACAGTAGTTCATGGCTCGCAGCTTGGTCGTCCGATGGCAAGAAGATAAAGGCGATGTCAACAGGAACTTTTGCAAAAGCTTCACATACTCATACAAAAGCACAAGTAGGTCTTAGCAATGTGGATAACACGGCCGACGCAAACAAATCGGTCAAGTACGCCACAAGTTCCGGTACTGCTGATAGCGCGACAACCTCCAACGGTGTAAAAGACTACAACGACGCTAATAGAACTATCAAGATTGGCTTTGCTGGCGATGGCTTGAATACTTCAAATTTAAATTATATTGCAGGCTATACAGACAATGGCACAAAAATCAAAGATGTGTCTAAGGATGTTCTGAAGAGTTGGATTGGATTGGGAAATTATCTGCCTCTTATCGGTGGTACGATGAGTGGTCAAATTACAAAATCCACTGGCGGGTCTTGGATTGGTGATAGAGACCGTGCTGCAATAAAAAGTAGCTATGCGGGTGATAGTTCTTATGGTGCCGTTGCTGCTATGGCGACAAAGAACGGTTGCTGGACTATGGGCAACCTTGGCGGCAATGAGAGTCTGATCTTCAATTATTCAACTGACGCGAACTATAATGCTGGAAAAAACGAGACTTCTCAAGTATATCTCCCCGCCCAAGCCGGTACTATCATTACAAGTGCTACTATCGGCGGTCAGTCTGTTAATTATGCCAATAGTGCGGGCAACGCCACGAACGCTACAAATGCCACGAACGCAACGAATGCAGCAAACGCTACAACAGCTACAAAACTTTCCTCTAATGCTGGTTCTAATAATCAACCCGTCTACTTCTCTGGTGGTAAGCCCGTTGCAATTGGATACACAATCGCTAAGAGTGTCCCAGCGGATGCTAAGTTTACTGATACAAACACATGGCGCGGAATCCAGAATAATTTGACAAGTGATAGTACAGATCAGAGCCTTAGTGCCGCGCAGGGCAAGGCGTTAAAAACGCTGGTAGATGGCAAAGCACCTACTTCACATAAGCATACAAAGTCCCAAATAACGGATTTCCCAACTTCTATGCCTGCAAGTGATGTATCTGCATGGGCTAAAGCAGCTACAAAACCAAGCTATACCAAGGCTGAAGTTGGACTGAGTAACGTGGATAACACTGCGGACAAAGATAAGAATGTGAAGTTTGCTACGAGTGCGGGATCGGCTACAAATGCTCAATGTTTGAGTAATGATAGTCAATACATGCGTTTTCATTGGAACGGTCAATCTGGTCAACCTTCATGGCTATGGGGTGGCAGTGACGCCAGCAATATGTATGTGTATAATCCGAGCAACTTCAGTGTGAATTATGCTAATAGTGCGGGGACTACATTGGATGCACCGTACACTATCACGTACGAAGGCACTTATACAGGTACAGGAGAGGACACTGGTTCCGCGAGTTTACCTATCAGGCATACGCTTTCAAAATCGTATGATTTGGTATATTTTATCAAAAATCTTAAAAACATGTATATACCGAGTTTAATTGATCGATTTTCACAAGGCAATTACGGGAAACAATATGTTGCTATGAACATGTTGCCGACTACTTTTACAGCAATTATAAATTTAAGTCCGAATAGAATTACAATGTATAATGGTGGTAGTAATAATAGTACAAGTGGGCAAGCGGCGAATAAGAACTATATTCGTCGTAATGGAAATTCGATTGAATTTTATAGCACCTATAGTAGTAATAATGTCGATTATTTCTTCAATGATAAGTATACATCGTACTATATCTTCGGCTTTAACCTGAACCATAGCCTCTTCCATTACGACGTTTAAGGAGGTGTAGCTATGAATTTAATTAAAATTGTCGCTCTTTTAAGTGGGGCACACGAAAACCGTAACAGCCCGTGGGAGACCACTGTGCCAGATGGCTGGGCAATCATCCCAAAAAACATAACAATTCCAAAAAGCTTCCCGTTCGTTGATATTAAAGTTGAAGAAATTGATGGTGTTCAAACTGTTACAGAGATGTCTGGACATGAAATCATTGTTGATAAAGAAGAAATGAAGGCTAAACTAGCTAAAACCGCAAAAGTTAAAATCACCGAATCTAAAACCGCTCTTGCTGAATACCTTGCTGCTCACCCGCTTCAATGGACGGACGGTAAGTATTATAGTGTTACTAGTGAAAAACAGGCTCTGCTGACATCAAATTTGGCGCTGTATCAAATCTCTACCTCAGCCGGGCAATCATTTAATCTGACATGGAATTCGACTGGTGATGAATGTGTAGAATGGACTTACGAAGAACTGGCTGCACTTGCACTGGCAATCGGTACATATGTAAAACCCTTTGTATCGCGTCAGCAGGAATTGGAGCTGGCTATCAAGGCTTGTACTACAACGGAAGAGCTGGATGCAATTGAAATCAACTACGACCCTGTTCTGAAGCAATATCTTGAGACCGCCGGACAGAAGGAGGTCGCTGAATGAGTAAAATCGTAAAGAAGTATAAAGAATTATTGAAATGTGCGCTTCTCTTTTTGATAGGAGGGGCGCTTTATTATTGCATCGAGATTTTATGGCGTGGTCACTCACACTGGACTATGGCTGTAGTGGGCGGCATCTGCTTTATGGTCATTGGCGGGTTGAACAATTATATTCCGTGGGAAATGCCCATGTGGGAACAGGGTTTTGTCGGTGCGTTATTTGTGACTGGTATGGAGCTTGTTGTCGGCATTCCATTGAATCTGATGATGGGTTTACACATCTGGGACTACTCTTCCCTACCATTCAATCTGCTTGGTCAAATCTGCCTGCCATTTACTGTGCTATGGTTTTTCCTTGCCTTGTTGTGCATTTATGTAGATGACTGGATGCGCTATATCATGTTTCACGAGGACAAGCCACACTATCACTGGAGTAAGGTATGTAAGCCGAAGCAGTAAACAAACTAAAAGTATATGTAAAAACAGAAAGAGCCCCGGGCTGTTACACCCAGAGCTCTCCCGCCACACCTATACAAAGATAGGACGTCACAAATTCGCTCGATGAATTTTTGACATACCTATTTTATCATAGTGTGAAATTTTTGTCAATACAGAATCGAGGTGATGAAATGATTGGTTTGTTAACTGCCGCACCAACTCATGCTCCGGGTGTTATCAGCTTTACAATAGAACAGCTTTGGCAAATGATTCTAAGTATTGCTGGTGGCATTACGGCTATTTCAGCTGCTGTTGTCGTTATTGTAAATGCAATCAAGAAGGCAAAAGAGCCAGACACGAAACAGAACCTGAAGTTGATTGAACACGACAAGCATTTGGAAGATATCGACCGCAAGCTCAAGAATGATAAAGAGGTTTTGGATTTATATCGCTCCAAGCTTTTGTCTATTGAAGAGCACCAGAAGGAACAGGACATCGTAGTTGAAGACCATGGACGAAAAATCGCTGGCGTGGAACAGCGTGTAAATAAGAGTGAACATGGTATCAATGTTATGATGAAAGCTCTGCTGGCTCTGCTTAGTCACGGTATTGATGGTAATGCTATCGATCCTATGAAGGAAGCTAAGGCTGCTCTTGAAAGTTACCTGATTGACGGACAAAATCTAAAAGACATTTAATACATAGCTCGGTACGTGTGTGCCGGGCTTTATTTTTTATTCAAAACAGGAGGTATTACTATGGCAAGTATTGTTAATGAGATCGTCTCTGTTATTGTGAAACTGGTTATCACTGTTGCTGGCACCGCATTTATGACCTATGGCATTCCCTACCTGAAACAGATCGGTATGTATAAGATCGTCCAGATGGCTGTGCGTGCCGCTGAGAAGTTGGGTGTTACCGGCGCAATCAAGAAAGCTGACAAGAAGAAGTATGTTATTGCTGCATTGGAGAAGATGAATATCAAGATTACTCCCACTATCGAGATGATGATTGAGGCCGCAGTCAAGGAGATGGATATCCAGAACGAGAAAATCAATGCAGAACTTAAGAAGGATTGAAGGTGTGGCTCTATGAGCATTATTACATATTCTATGAAGAAGGACTGGAACAAGAAGCTGTCCAAGAACTTCTGCGCCTATGAATTTGCTTGCAATGACCGGAGCGATGAGTTCAAGGTGGCAACTGAGCTGGTAGAGACTCTGCAGCAGATTCGTGACCACTTTGGAAAGCCGGTTCTAATCAGCTCTGCCTACCGTACTCCTGCATATAACATTTCAATCGGGGGCAGTTCTCGCAGTCAGCATTGTCTGGGCACAGCAGCGGATATTCACATCAATGGTGTTGACCCAATTCGTATTGCACTGTACGTGGCCTCCCTTCCCTACTTCCAGAAACATGGCGGCATTGGCTATTATAGTCGAGCACAGGTGACAGGCGGCTTTGTTCATGTTGATGTGCGTGAGACTTATAGCCGTTGGGTCAGTAAAAGTGGTACTGCATATCAGGTCGTGAGTAAAATCATGCCAACGATTCGTCAGGGCTCTAAGGACTGCACTGGCGGCGTGTCTTATGCTGTAACCGTGTTACAGCGGCATTTAGGCTTAAAGGTAGATGGCATCTTTGGCGCTGGTACAAAAGCTAAGTTGGTAGAATGGCAGAAAGCACATGGATTAGCTGCTGACGGCATCTGCGGAAAGGCAACATGGAGTTCGTTTTGATTTGATTGTTGACATCTAAATTTGTATAGGATATAGTGTATCTATCATGTATGGAGGTGCGCTATGTCTGTTGTTGTTCGTGGCTATCATATTGGGGAAGGTAGACCTAAAGTCATAATCCCAATCGTTGAAATGACTGAATCAAAAATTTTAGAACGCGCTTTTGAGTTTTCAAGGCTTCGTATTGACTGTGTAGAGTGGCGTGTTGATTGGTTTGAGCAATGCATGGATGCGCATTCTGTGGTGTCTTGTCTGCAAAAACTTCGTGTAGCACTAAGAGACAAGCTTCTGCTGGTGACCTTCCGTACCAAGGCAGAGGGCGGCGAAGCGTCTTTGACCCACAAAGAATATTTAGATTTTATCAATACGGTAATAGATACTGACTGTGCCGACCTTATCGACATTGAGTTCTTTACAGCCGGAAATGATATTCGTGAGCTGATAGACAATGCACATTCTTCTGGAGTTGTGGTTATATGTTCAAGCCACGATTTTCAAAAGACGCCTGATAAAGATGAGCTCATTTCTCGTATGGTCAAAATGCAACAGGTCGGAGCTGATTTACCGAAAGTAGCAGTTATGCCGCATAACAGCACGGATGTATTGACTTTACTGGCCGCTACAGTTGAAATGAAAAACAAATATTTTTCTACTCCTATTGTTACAATCAGCATGGGTAAACTTGGTGTCGCCAGCAGATTGTGTGGAGAGCTGTTTGGCTCCGCCATGACTTTTGCCAGCGCTGGAGACTCAAGTGCTCCCGGACAGATGGGGCTGGATGTTGTCAACGCCGTGTTAGACTCAATAGCGGAATAAAAACAGATGGGGTATTGATCCTTAATTGGACCAGTACCCCATTTTTTAGCGTTTTACTTTATAACAAAAAGGCGCTGGAGAGTGTCTATGCGCCTTGGTTTAAATATATTGTTTCAAATGCGATTTTCAATTTTATACATCGTTTGTAGGAGCAACGATTGTCACATCAAAGCTCTTTGGTTTAAGACTCAAAATCGGATTTGACGATTATACTTTATAGCGCGGTTTCAGAATTGGTGTAGTAGTGGTGTAGTAAGTGCAATTTCAGCATTTTTATTTACGAATCAACGTTATTATTTTAAAAATCAAGGGGTTTTGCAATTTTTCTTTGTTAAGAATTTATGACGCCCAAAAATCGCACCCTGCCACGCAAAAAAGCGGTGTGTTCTTGACAGGACGCGCCGCCTTTTTTATACTTATAACGCATTACAAAAACACAGCTGACGCGCTTTGCGGCAGAACGGAGGATACTTTGACAGACAAAAAGCTGATCTCATCTTTGCAGGGGCTGCGGGCAGTCGCATTTCTGAGCGTAGTCCTCTCCCATTGCGGGGCACCATGGCTGGGGCCGTGGGCGATCACGGTATTCGTGGCGCTGTCCGGTTTTTTGATGACCTGCAACTATTACGACCGTCCCCGCACAGCACCGGGACTGCGGTCTGCCATAGCTTTCTCTCTTAAAAAAATACGAAAGCTGTACCCGCTGCACCTTATAATGATGGCTGCCGCGTTGTTATTTGTGCTGAAGGGGCTTCTGGCGCAGCCCTCTGCCCGCGGGGTGCTCTCCTGTGCAGCGCAGCTTGTTGTAAGCATTTTTCTGCTGCAAACATGGATTCCCTCCAGCCGTTTCTGGTTCTGCCTGAACGGAGTGGCGTGGTATCTTTCGGTACAGGCTTTTCTGTATGCCATCTTTCCCCCGCTTCTCGCCGTACTGAAAAAGGCCGATGCCCGCAGGCTGCGTTGCATTGCCGCCGTAATCTTCTGCGTGCAGTGTCTTGCGTCCTTTGTTTTCTGGAAAGTCGGGCTCAGCGGAAAGGCCGCCTTTTACCTGACCTATCTGTGCCCTGTGTTCCGGGCGGGAGATTTTACCATCAGCTGCTGTATGGGGTGCCTTTACCACAGCCGCAAACAGGAGAGCGGCCTGCCGGGCGGTGCTTTCTCCCTGCTGGAGCTTGCTGCTGTGCTGCTTGCGGGCGGCTGCCTGTTTATCGCCGCCAAGCAGGTGGGGGTTCTGGGCGCGGTGGACTTCCGGTACAACGTGCTGTTCACACCCTCTGCGGTGCTGCTGGTCTGGCTGCTTGCCGTGGGCAAGGGAATCATTTCCCGGCTGCTTTCCGCAAAGCCGTTTTTGTGGCTGGCCGAGCTGTCCCCTTACGGTTTTCTGATCCATCAGGTGCTGATCCGGTATATGGAGTGGACTGCGGACAAGTTCAGCCTTACGGTACATCCTGTGGTCTGGACCCTGACCGTATATTTGCTCACGCTCTGCCTGAGTAGCTTTTACAAGGCGCTGGAACGCCGGGTGCGGCAGCGCCATACCCAAACCGGCGCATAACAGTAAAACACAAGGCCGCTGCACGGAACAATGTGCAGCGGCCTTGTTTGGGTCTGATGGTTTATTTCTTTACTTCACAGCCGCTTTTTTGGCGGTAAAGCGCTGGTAGGCGGGCAGCGGCAGCAGCACGCGGCCTGCCAGCGGCTGCACCTGCACCGACACCTGCTTGCAGGGGGCGCACTCGCCGTCCACTGTGGCAATGATGGGTCCGCGGCCATCTGCTGCCCGCAGACTGACCGATTTTGCGCGGCGGTAGATAAAGTAGGGCTTTGCGGCCTCGGTCAGCTGGCCGTTTTGAAAGTGCTGGCCGTTTTTGTACAACATCAGCAGTTTTGCAATGACCCGGCGGCTGACCTTGCGCACGATGAACACATCCAGCCAGCCGTCATCCGGCTGTGCCTCCGGCCCGGCCATAAAACCGCCGCCGTAGGCGCGGCCATTGCACACTGCGCACATCAGGCAGTCCACGGTCAGCACCTCGCCGTCAATGACGTACTCCACCCTGCGGCCGATATGCCCGCACAGCTGCTGAACAATGGACAGCGCATAGGCTGCCTCGCCGCCGCACAGCGGGATGCGCCGGAACTTGGGGATGCCGTAGGCCACCTGTGCGTCCAGACCGGCGGCACAGATGGTAGCAGAAAGCCCCAGACTGGTGCGCATCAGGTCGATGGGCACCACCCCGCCGGCCAACTGGGCGTCCAGATCCAGAAACTCCTCCTTTGTACCGTAGGTGCGCAGAAAGTCGTTGCCGCTGCCATAGGGCAGGCAGCCCACGGCGGTCTTGTCAAAGCCGTGAGCGCCGGTGAGCGCCTCGTTGAAGGTGCCGTCACCACCGGCGGTAAAAATGTGAAGCTCCACCCCGGCCTTCTGGGCGGCAGCGGCGGCTGCGCGGGACAGTTCCCGGGCGTGGCCTGCGTGGGTGGTGACGCGGATGGTGTAGTCCTCCGGGGCAAGCCCGGCACCGGCAGCAGCTGCCGCGATCTGCTGCGGCAGGGTGCGGGTACAGTCGGCCTTTCCGGCTGCGGGGTTCAGAAGAAACAGCGTGTGCATCGGGGTCCTCCCTGTTGTAACTCTATTTCCTCTATAATAGTCGAAAACCGTGCCGGTTGCAAGCAAAAACGCTATTTTGCTATTTTCTTATAGAGTTATGGTTTCATCCTCCCGCAAAACGATGCTGCCATCGGCGGCGCAGTCTGCTGTCCAGTGCTGCCCTACGCAGGCAGTTCCGGCAGCAATGCGGTTTGCAAGTGCCTGCTCCACCGCCCTGTCCACCTGACGGCGCAGTTCCCGCGCACCATAGGCCGATTGCGCCCGGGCAGCCAGTGCCGCCCCCACCTGCGGGTGTGGC